GGGAGTAGTGAGGTTTTTATTTTACAATATAAATTATGTTTATTAATATCGCAATTGGTATAACTAATAGTTATCTTTGGTATATAATTATAAAAATATACAAAAATGAGTACTTTTATCAAAGGTGATGCAGTTATTCTTTCTATCTATGATGGAACTGCATACCTACCAGTTGGATGTTTAACATCTAATTCTTTATCTCTTACGAGAAACGTAATTGAAACACAAACTAAATGCGCACCGGGTCAAATTATTAGACAGGCTGGATCTTCAAGTTCAGAGGTTGCTTTTGAGGCTACCTATATTAGTACAGATGCTACAAAGACAGATTTTAACGCACTTTTTGAGTTCATTAACGTAACAAACGGAACTACGCAAGATTGGAAAATGACAAGTGATCAATCTTCGCCTGTTGCTTACTATGGTACTGCGGTTTTATCTGACTTAGAGTTATCTGCTGCTGCTGGTGATGAATTTGCTACTTATAGCGGAACTTTACAGAATAGTGGTGTTATTGTAACAACTGATCCAAACGCATAGATGACAAATAAAATAAAGCTAAATTTTGAGGGTAAGGAATTTGAGTTCTTTTTTGGATTGCCTTTTATGGGTATTCTTTTAGAAGAAAAAGAGTTGAGTTTAGAGGATATTTTTAATAAAGTATCAAGTAAACCCTATTCTTTTATTCCTTTTTTAATGTTTGAAAGTTACAAGCATACCTGTAAAAGGAAAGGTATAAGCTTAGAATTAGATTTATCTGGTATTGAAAATTTAATAGAGCAAACAGGATATTTTAAAGATGGTTCTGAGAGCGCAAAGTTTGTAGAGCCTTTCTTGCAATCAATTTTAGATAGTTTACCAAAGGTAGAAGGTGAAAAAGCGGATGGTGTAAAAAAAAAATAAATTGGGATGCTGATGTGGTGTCTAAGTGTTTAGGTGAATTAAAGTGTACTTACAACGAATATTGTGAAATGACTTGGTCGGAGTTTCAACTCCGACTTTTTGCTTATAATCGTATGCAGAAAGAAGAGTGGCATAGAACAAGATTCGTAGCATACCAAGTTTATGTGTCTAATTGGGCAAATAGTAAGAAAAAGCCTTTATCAATAGATAAATATTTTTCATTAGATGAAACTAAGAGTAAAACTTTAAACGACACGCAAAGGAACGCTATTTTAAAAGCACAAGAACAATATAATAATAAATAGTAATGGCTGAGTTAAGTGTAGAAATATCCGCAAAAATTGATAAATTACAGAAGGAATTAGCTAAAGCAAAAGCAGAGTTTAAAGCCTTAGAGGGTTCTGCTGCTAAAACTAATAGTAAATTAGGTAAAAGTTCTTCTTCTTCTGCTAAAGGTGTTAATAAACTTACTAAGAGTACTGCAAACGGTGCTTCTGCGATGACTGCATTTAGTAGAACCGTGCAAGATGCTCCCTTTGGTATTATGGGTGTTTCCAATAACATTACTAACCTTACAGAACAATTTGGTTACTTAAAGAATAAAACTGGTTCTGCTGGTGGTGCTTTAAAGGCAATGATTAGAGATATGAAAGGTTTTGGTGGTATTACTTTAGGAATTTCTATTGTAACTTCTTTGATGCTTGTATTTGGAGATAGACTTTTTAAGGCTAAAGATAAAGCAAAAGAACTTAAAGAAGAACAAGAAAAACTAACACAGTCTTTAGAGGACTATGTTAATGGTTTAGATTCTGTTAATAAAGCAAGTTTAAAAGGTGAAAAAAGCGCACAAAAAGAATTAGTTACTTTAGGTTTACTAAAATCTCAAATAGAAAATACAACTTTATCAACTAATAAGCGTAAAGGTGCAATTGAGGAGTTGCGTAAAAAATACCCAGACTATTTAAAAAATATGTCTGATGAAAAGATTTTAAATGGTGGTTTAGCTTCTACCTACGATACCTTAACAACTTCTATTTTAAAACGTGCAAAAGCAACTGCTGCCACAAATATTATTATTAAGAATAGTGAGAAATTACTAATTTTAGAAAGTCAAATCGCAGCAGAAACAGTAAAAGCAGATAATAAGCAAATAGAAATATCTAAGCAGAAAGCAAAAGCGCACAAAACATCTACTAATGTTATGGTAGGTGGTGCAGGTTCTTATAACCAAAAACTTATAGAGACAGCTAAGTTAGAGAAAGAGCTAAAAGATATTCTTAAAGATAAAAATAAGTTAATAGGAGAACAAACAAATCTACAATTAACTAACATAGACTTAGAAACCAATATAACAGCGACTGGTGGAATTGCAGATTTTATTATTCCGGATCCATCAGATGCAAAAGAAAAGTTAGTTAAATATTATGAAGAAATAAGTTCGAAATTTAAGGATAAAAATGCAGAATTTCAAGAGTTAATAGAGTTAAACCCTATAACACTTGCAGATAGTTCGGAGTGGGAATCTATCGACTGGGAGGCTTATTATAATTTAAAAGAATTAGATAAAATAAATGAAAGTTTAAAAAATAGAGCCACGTTAATTAATCAAACAATGGACAATTTACTGGTTAGTAGTGTAGCCAATTCATTAAGTAAATTAGGGACTGCGATTGGTGAAGGTACTGCTAACGCTACACAGGCTATTATTGGTGGTATGGGTTCATTATTGTCTGCAATGGGTGATAAATTAATACAATTAGGAACTGCTGCCGTTTTAGCCGGTACAATAACAAAATTATTTGGTAGTATCTCTGGAATTGGTGCGGGTCTTGCCGCTATTGCAGGAGGTATTGCATTAAAAGCTATAGGAACTGGAATTGGTAATTTTAGCGGTGCTGGTAACGGCAAATCTGATAGAGGTGTTTCAAGTGATACAGGTTCATACAGTCCTAGAGGAGGCTCTTCTAATTCTTCTAATGGTGGCGGTGGCGGAATGCAAAACGTAGTATTTGAAATACAAGGTACAAAGTTAGTTGGTGTTTTAAGTAACACACTTTCAAGAAATAGAAGTTTAGGTGGTTCTTTAAGTATAACATAAAATTATGGCATTAAAATATTGGTTTGAGTTTAAAGATGTAAAGGCTATTATTCATAAGGTAGAAATATCTAAGGAAGATTTTGATGGTGATTCTATACAGATTTATGGAAGTTGCTCATTAGAATATTCAGAAACTAAAGACACTTTAGAACCAATAAGAGGATCTGGTTTAAAAATAGACTTAGAAGCGGATTCTGATTTAACATTCTATGACCTTTATAGCGAAGAGGAGCGCACTTTTTCAGTTGTTTATAGAAGAGATAATGAAATATTATTCAATGGGTGGTTATCTCCAGAGGGTATCTATGAAAGTTTAGTTTCTGACAAATGGGTTATTAGTTTAGACTGTACTGATGGTTTAGGATTCTTAAAGAATTTATCCTATGTAGAAGATGCTTCCGGACTTAATTTTGTAGGCAAACAAAGTCTATTAGAGATTATAGTTAATTGCTTAAAACGTACTAAAACACCACAAAACATCCTTACAAGTGTAAAGATTTACTATGATGGTTTATCGCAAACTTTAGATCCGTTTGATAACATTTACTTTAATGCGAATAGATTTGTAAAAGAAGATAGCAACCCAAGCGGATCAGATGGTACTATAATGAACTGTGAGGAAGTGCTTAAAAGTGTTTTAGAGCCTTTTGGTGCTGTTATTACTGCTCATAAAGGGGAATGGCTAATCTATAAACCTAACTCTTTAGTAAATAATTCTGAACAAGTATTCTTTACCTATGATAGCTTAGGTATTGCAATGGGTGCGCCAAGCAGAACAATAAACTTTACTTTTAATTTAGGCAGTCAAATAAACGGTTATTACCCACATCACGCAAACGGAAACCAACAAAAAACAATTAAAAGTTCAATAGGTGCTTTTAGAATAAATTATAAATATGGTTTAGTGCCTTCACTATTAAAAAACGGTTTTTTACAAAGTTCTGATGGTATTATTAATAACTGGGTTATTGATGATGGAGCAACAATAATTCTACCATCCCCAGAAGGTATGGGTGTTGGAATGCCTTTTAGTGATGATATTGCAGACGGTCTAAACATCACTTCAAGCGCTTCTGTAGTTGGATTAAATGACGTAATAAGTTTTAATATTAATTTTAAGGTCAATTTTCCAACACTAAACGGAATTTTTAAATATCAATTAGTTGTTTCAGATGTCGAAATTCCAAACCCTTCCGCTATTGTTTATCAACTACAAGATGATTTTAGTTGGGATACTGTATCAAACGGAATGGAGTTTTTATTTGAGAACAATACAAACGTAAATAAATCTATAGTGCCTCAACCTATACCTATTGATGGGTTTTTGTATTTGTACATTCAAAAACCCCAGCCTATATCTTCTATACCTGTAGAGAATAAAATTACCATTATAAGTGTTGAATTAGTACCTGATACAAGTGTAGCAAATGGAGATGGACAAAACCACACTTTCCAAAGACTAAACAAGCCATCTTCTAAAATAAAAGATGTAAAAGAAGTGTTTAATGGTGATAGTTCTTCTAGTATTTACAATGGAGCTATCTATAAAAATGACAAAGTATCTTTAAGCGATTTATGGTCAAGAGGTGGCGTAATAGAGGCTAAATCAATTCTACAGATAATGGGAGAAGAAAGAATGAAAATGTACAGCAAACCGTTGCAAGTTTATAGCGGTGATGTTTATGGCTATTTTAACTACCTTTCTTTAGTTACTATTAATAATTTAACGGGGGTTTTTATGCCCACAAGTTACAATTACAAGTCCTTAGAAAATATAACGTCTTTAAAGCTAATAGAGGTTTTAAATACTGATATTTTAGACGATATAGATTATAAAGTAACACTTGATTACGGCAATGTAGTAGAGCCAACAATTACAGGCTAATTTCATTTTATTTATTTACACTTTGCGATAGTTTTACTTTATATTTGTATCGTAAATGATAAACGGAACTTATAACATACTCTTTATTGACTTTGGAAGCGGGTTTTTTCCTATTGGGATGCTTACGTCTAATAGTTTTAGTGAAGATGTAGATACAATAGACAGTACTACAAGAGATAACGCTGGTTGGAAAACTCAAACACTTACAAATCAATCTTACAACATAGAATTTAGCGGAATTGTAATTAACACCTTATTTAATTTAGGTGATTTTGACAAAATAAGTTACGATAGGCTGAAGGAAATAAAAAGAAATAGACAGTTAATAGATTGGAAAATTCAAGATACAGAATTACAATTTATCGAAAGTGGAAAAGCGCAAATAACAAGTTTATCTAGTGAAAGCAATATAGATGAATTTATAACTTTTTCGGCTTCTCTGCAAGGTTATGGCGCACCTCTAAGTAGTACAGGCAAACTTTACAGCTTAGAAGATGGTAGCGGAAACTCAATACAAGATGGTAATAATAAATCAATAGCAGGATAATGGCAAACGAACAAATTAAAATTAATGAATTAGCAGAGGGAAATATTAGTTTAAGTGATTTTATTGCAAAAGCTGGTGCTTCTGGAATTGCGACAAAAATAACGCTTCAAAAATTAGCAGATGTAATTACTTCGGCTTCTGATAGTCAATT